TCGTATACACAGTTCATACAGGGTCTAAAAAAGAAGGAACTTCCAGCTGTAGTCGTTCGTCCTAATAAGAACATCGCTGTGTTTCAAGAAGAGAATGGAGATTATGGTGATGTACAAATCGTGCAGACCGAACAGCTATGGAACACGCTCATGGAAAGTGGTGCCGAGGTCATAGTGGATAATACACGGCCCATGTCTCTCACCGAGAATCTTGTAATGTTCTTTTTTGTCGCGTATGCGTTTACACTCGCGCGTACATTATTCGCGTCGAGGAGTGAAGGTGGAATGGGAATGCCAAATCCTTTTATGAAATCTGCAGACTTCAATATGGAAAATGAAGTGACGACACGTTTCAAGGATGTTGAGGGTATCGATTCCGCAAAGGATGAACTCGAGGAGATTGTTGACTTTCTCAAAAACCCTGATAAGTATTACGGGAGTGGTGCTCGAATTCCACGGGGTGCCCTGCTCGCCGGAGACCCTGGTACCGGTAAAACGCTATTGGCGCGTGCTATCGCAGGTGAATCGAACGTTCCCTTTCTTCAATGCTCTGCGGCGAGTTTCATTGAGATGTTCGTGGGTGTAGGTGCTAAGCGTGTACGCGAACTGTTTCAACAGGCTCGTGAAAATCAACCGTGTATCATTTTCATCGATGAGATTGATGCTGTAGGCAAGAAGCGTGGTGGTACTACTACACCCGGTAATGATGAGCGCGAACAAACTATCAATCAACTTCTCACCGAGATGGATGGTTTCGATAACGAGACTGGTATTGTCGTCATTGCTGCTACGAACCGCGTAGATATTCTCGATGACGCACTACTCCGTCCAGGTCGGTTCGATCGTAAAATCCAAGTTTCCCTTCCGAGTGTCAAAGGTCGCCTCAAGATTTTGGGAGTTCACGCACGAGGTAAGAAGTTCGCATCGGGTGTCCGTCTCAAGAACATCGCGAAACAGACAACCGGTTTCTCCGGTGCGGATTTAGCCAATTTTCTCAATGAGTGTGCTATCCGCGCCGTCAAGGATAATGACGGGACGATCACAACCGAAATCACTGAGAACGTTTATCAGCGTATTGTCATTGGTGCTAAAGGTGATGTTAAATATTCTATGCGCAAGAAGGAGCTCGTGGCTTATCACGAAGCTGGACACGCTATCATCGGCGTTCTCGTACCTGATTACGACACGGTTCGTAAGGTTTCTATCATGCCCCGCGGTGCTGCGGGTGGTGTGACATTCTTCCAACCTTCAGAGGATAACGCAGACTCACCCTTTTACACGAAAGAGTATCTACTCGCTCAGATCCTAGTCGCCCTAGGTGGTCGCGCAGCTGAGGAGGTTATCTACGGTGCTAACCGTGTCACGACTGGTGCGAGTTCCGATTATGCGATGGTGTATCAGATTGCACGTGAAATGGTGACGACGTATGGGTTCGGTAAGAACAACTACGATTACCGCAACCTTTCCCCGTCAGCCGCTCTTAAGGTTGATAACGAAATAGATAACATCGTATCCCAGTGTTACAGGTACGCACTCCAGATGTTGGTAGAGAACAAGGACACACTCGAGGAACTCAAGGAATTACTTATCGAAGAGGAGATCGTCGATGGGGAAGTCGTGTATGATATGATTGGACGAGGACGGTGTAATTCGTTTGACTGCTCGGTCAGCTTTGAATAAACAAATAAATAACAAATTCAGTTTTAAATAGCATGGTTGTGCATTTTAAAATTGAAATACAAATATTTTTTAGAAAACTAAGACTGAATGCTTAGTTGGAGAAGGCGAGGCCACCCATACCCGACTGGATGCGGAGGACGTTGTAGTTGACCGCGAACATGTTAAGGTTGGTCGCGTTGTCGTTACCGGCGGTAGTCTTGATCGCAACCTGGGCGTTATCGATACGCGAGAAGTTGCACGTGCCGGTAGGCTGGTGCTCCTCGGGCTTGAGCGCGAAGGAGTACGAGTACACACCGGCGTAGGGGGAGCCGGAGTGGTGGTTGTACGCCTGGACCTGGTTGAAGTACTTACCGGACTGCTCCTTGAAGCGGTCCTGGCCGTTAAGAACGAGCTTCATGGTGTCGACGGTACCGACAGCCTCCTCCGTGAACTTCTCCGAGCCACCGTCAGTGCCGACCTTGAGGAGGGGAGCACCGGAAGCGGAAGTGGAGATGAACGCGTTAGACGCCGCGATCGCGTTGGGGTCAGACTCGAGGACAATCTCAGTGTCATCAGCCTTGGTGGTGAAGTTCCAGAGACCCTGCTGGTCATCGTTCTCGGAGAGGCACCAGACGAGCTCCTTGACGGGGTGGTTGTACGAGAGGCGGACCTGCTTGGTACCACCGGCAGCGGTAACAGAGTCAACACCAGTGTGCTGAACCTGCTCGATCAGGTACTCATGACCCTTCTGGGCGAAGCGACGACGCTCCTCGGTGTCAAGGTAGATGTAGTTAGCCCACACCTTGAAAGTGGAGCCATCAGTGTGAGTGGAGAACTGATCAGTGAGGTCGAAGTCGAGACGGACCTCGTGGTACTGAAGCGCGATGAGGGGGAGCGCGAGACCGGGGTTGCGGTTGAAGAAGAAAATCAGGGGGAGGAACACCTGAGAATCGACCGCAGTGGTCATCTTACCCCACGAAGCCTTCTTGGACTCGTCGAGGTAAAGCTCGGAGTACAGACGCCACCACTTCTGGTAGTGCTTGTCGATGCGCTGACCACCGATGGAAAGCTCAACATCCTTGACGGCACGCTCAGCGACCCAGCAGGCATCGGCGGTCGCACCCGCGGTGTTGGTCGCGAGACCGGACTTAGCCTTGAGCTCGATGTACATGTCGTTGACGAGGTCACCGTTGCGCGCAACGGTGACAGACACGCGACCGGAGTTGGAGGCAGTACCGTTGACGGTCTGCTCGATGTTCTCCATCGCGAAGTTTGTGTGGCGGCGGTAGACCGCCTGGAAGAAAGTAACCTTGGGGTTGCCGGTCAGGTAGACATCCTGGGCACCATAAGCGACGAGTTGCATGAGACCACCGGCCATTGTGAGTTGTTGTACTATATACCAACATTTTTTTTGAGCCGCGAAAAACACAGCATCATTTTTCCTCACCTTACATAAATGTCCCAACACACACCTTCCGAAATCGAAGCCGAACCCAGTGTCGAAACAGGGTCTGAGTATGAAGATGAATCTCAGCCTGGTGATATTGACCAGGTAGATCTCACACAGTATGAGGATGAAGATGATATGATGGGTCCCATGGAAGCCATGCTCGGTTCCATCCTGACAACACAGGATGGTGATACGGTTTGTACCGCCCTCGTAAATATGGGTCGTCAGATGGAAATTCAGAATAAGATTCTTGTCAAAATTTTATCATCCCTCCAGAAGAATAACACTGCTTAAAAAAAGAAATCTATATTTAGGAAATGGCAGAGGTAGCTACACATTTCATCGATGAAACATCCAACCGGGATGACGCCGCCAGTGCAATGTGGACCAACCAAATTCAAACTTTTTCTCATGACGATGTCATGAAATTTCTCGTCCAGTTGGAAGACATGTGGAAAATCAATGATCGCGACGACATATACTTATCCTATCGTATCGGCTATGAAAATTTTTTTACGAAAGATGAACTAACAGAAGATGGTTTACCAGTTTCTATCGACATCTCACGTGTCGAATCCAAAGTTAAGCGTATGAACGAACGTCTATGTGAACTTTATCACAGAGCGGACACTCTTAACATGATGGATATTGAAGACGATAACGATATGAAGATATCCGTTCGTGTCAACCGTCTCCTGGATCAGGTAGACGATGCATGGCAGATTGTATTTCGACACGCTCGCATAAGTGAACGTATGAACAATCCTACGTATGTTCCAATTAACCCAGAAACCGACCCCTCTATTTTCAGGATCTCCACTATTAACAACATAGATGAACTTAACCCATTTCAACAAGGCGTCCTGCAGACACTCAAGGATCTCTACAGGCGACAGATTAGACGATACAAGGGGCAATGTTGTGTTCAGATTAAGACACCTGACGGTGCAGGAACTCGAGCTTGGAAACCCGTGGAAACGATCAAGGACTACGTATACGGTGTTGCTAAGAAAGAAGTTCAATTTGATCTGTGGAAGAACCTTACTGCACGCGCACCCGGTCATAACGATCTCATTCGTCACTTAGAAAACATAAAAGATATGCAATTCCCTGAAATTCAAAAGAACCGCCACGTATGGTCATTTAAAAACGGTATTTTCATCGGTAAAGAATTTGATAGTGAGAAATCGGACATTCTCAACCCATACTGGCGTGCGAGTTTCTACACATACGAATCGAACGAATTCAAAAATTTGGACCAGACGATCGTAAGTTCCAAGTATTTTGACCAGGATTTCACAGATTATTCTGAGATTAACTGGCGCGACATACCGACACCCTTTTTCGATTCCGTTTTGAACTACCAAAAGTTCGATAAGGATGTATCTGAATGGATTTTTGCTATGGGTGGTAGACTGTGCTTCGATGTTAACGAGATTGACAAGTGGCAATGCATTCCTTTCCTGAAAGGTGTTGCACGCTCGGGTAAGTCTACACTCATTACGAAGGTGTTTAGGAAGTTTTACTGTACGGAGGATGTTAAGACCCTGTCGAATAATGTAGAACGGAAGTTCGGACTGTCGGCTATCATGGACGGATTTATGTTCATTGCACCAGAGATTAAAGGTGACTTAGCACTTGAGCAGGCTGAATTCCAGTCGATTGTAAGCGGTGAGGATGTATCCATTGCAGTGAAGCACGAGAAGGCTAAATCATTTGAGTGGACGGTACCCGGTATTCTCGGGGGTAATGAAGTTCCGAATTGGCGCGATAACTCTGGTAGTATTTTGCGGCGTGTATTGACTGCTGATTTTACAAAACAGGTTCGTGAAGCAGACCCCACTCTCGACGGGAAACTCGAAGGGGAACTTCCATGCATTTTACAGAAGTGCGTGCGTGCGTATTTAGAGTTTGCACAAAAGTGGCCCGAGAAAGACATCTGGAACATCGTACCCAAGTACTTTGTAGATGTTCAACGTCAGCTCGCCACAGCTTGTAGTCCCCTAGAATCGTTCTTATCGGAACCATGCATCGAGTTCAAACCCGATAAAAAGTGTCCGCTCAAGTTTTTCAAGAAAAAATATTCCGAATTCCACGGTGTCATGCACAAAACACTCAATCAGGATATCTGGGCGGGGCCATTTGGATCCAGAGATATCAAGGTTGTACGTATCGCAGAACCTACAAAATATCAGAGCTGCGACGATACATTCCCAGTCATGGAACAGAATGGAACTGAGTTTATTATGGGTCTTGATATCGTAGATATGTCGGCTAAACCTGTAATGTCGGTAGGAACTGATTAAAAATGTCTGTGTAATATATGGGTTTATTTAACGAATTTGAAAATTCGAATTCGAATTCGAATTCGAACACCCCTCTCACGTCTCAGAACATGATACGACGCGCACCCTACCTCACCAACCAGGAACGTGGTGCGTTGATGAAGAATGCTATGCAGTTACCAATAAACAAGGTGTCGTCTCGGATCGGTGCGATCACGGGCGATAAATTCCGTAGCACCAATTTTACACAATTGAAGATATCACCTCTACAACTATCAATTTTCAATGGGATGGTAAATCAGGACGCGAAAAATGGTAACTACTCGGTTGATGTAAATCCAATACTGTATAAAAAACCACACAAACGAAAACCTATATCACCCGGATCTACATTGGGTGTGGAGGTCAATAGCATCATATTGCGTTATGGGCGAATGGCTATAGGCGCGAAACACACGTTTACAGTTAAACCTAATGCTAATAACGTAAAGAAGCATGCCCATTTCCTCGCAGAAATTAACGGACGTATATTCGAAAATGGATTGGAAAGCAAGTTCATGGTTAAAGTTTACAAGAATGGAAAGATGCAGGTTTCCGGTGGAATTCTAAACAATAACATTAGACACCCAGAGATGATACGGAAATATATTGTTGACACGTATATACCGAACGCTAAGTTTCTGTACAATCCGATTAAGTATGTCGTGTTAGTTGGAACATTCCAAGCAAATGGTGTCCTAAACTTGGCCGGTATAGCGTCGGCGTTTTCTAGATCTAGAAATGCTTCGTATGAACCAGAATTACGCCCATCTTTAAAAATGGTACATAAAAACCAAGGGTTTCAATTATTCCGATCGGGTAAGATACAAATCATGGGTGCCAAAACAACGAGAGACTTAAATAACGCTTATAACATTGGCGTAGATCTCGTAAAAGAATTAAATGTTATGGGGTTGATTAGTAACTTTAAGAATATTAACGTCAAACCAACTGCCAAGAAGGTGCGTGTAGTTAAAAATAAACAAATAAATACTACTGGCAATGCTATTAGCTATTTCGATAAATCGAATTCTAAAAATGGCAAAAACGGTATACGTGTAGGTAAGAAGAAGTGTGCGACCGTGCCTCGTCCAAAGCTAGTCGCAGCTGCAGAAAAGATAGGTATTGTCGATATCACGGGAAAAACGACTAAACCTCAGATATGCGCAAAGATAAAGGATAAGGTATATGGTAAATTTACCGTTAAGAACCGACCCTGTAAGGCGTATACAAAAGAGGAACTCATACCCATCGCGATAACAAAGGGTGTACCCATTTCAGACTTTGATACAGTCGATACTATTTGCAAAAAATTGAACATTCCTAAACCTTTACCGACAAACGTTAAAAAGGTTGAAAAGGCTGCAAAAGCTGCCAATAAAAAGGTCAAGGCGCAGGGCAAGGTGTTAGAGACACGGGGTTTGACTAATGCGGGAATTAAGAAAGATATACAAAAATTATATGGTAAGAAGTGGTTGAACACATATAAGAACGTAATGCCTTCACTCAATTCAGATGTTGCCGAACTCAAGAAGCGTATAAATACAGCGAATGTAAAAAAGAATAAGGCTGGTGTACCATTCAAGATGGGTGTCAACGCGATCAAACGTCAAACTGTTTCCGAATGGAAAATGCAACGGCGAAAGAAATTAAATAACAAACTCAACGCACTGAATAACAACTTTGCCAAGAACCTTGAAAATGTCATGAACAAAAATAAGACACCTTCACCCCCTAAGAAAACAACATTCCCCAAGGGTACTAAGGTTGAACAGTTATAAAGACTTCGGCAGTTGTGTTATAAATGGACGACGTACGTCTCACCTTTATTCATTCTCTACGAGATAGAGGTACACCTCAAGTGGATGAAGGACCTGAAAATGTATCAAAGTACATTACATCATCCCTGATGGATAGTGCGTTCTATATTATTTGTTCATACATTCGGAAAGAGCGCTGTATGGACAAGGAATGGGGAATGGGTCGACAAGAACGCGAATATTTATGCTCGGATGATTTCATGAACGCAGTGGATGCACAGAGATGGATTGATGAAAACCGTGAAACGGATGATATAGGCTTAATTGTTCATATATTTGATAACGTATATGACATGACACCTGGTAAGCATAGACGTTCTTTACTATACATTCTCAACATGTTATACTTCGGTTTATAAGCTTATGTGGTTCAGACATCTGTTTTAGATGTGAAACGTGATAGGAAAAGTTATACCCGACAAACTCTTCTTTAATCTGATCAGATAAAGTATATCCCTGATTACGCATCGAAACACCCGAACACACAGACATGTGTTCCAATTTAAGAAAACGGTCTTCCATCGTCACGAATACTTTAAGTGACTCCATAGAAAGACCATCGCTTTTCATATTCTCGTACATCTTCTTAGAAGCACCGTCGGAAATATGAAAGTATTTAGTTTTATACCCTAGGAGACTGACCTCTTCTCCCTGATTTTGGCTCACATTTTGCAATAAAATAAACAGTATAAATAAAAATAACAGTGCTATCATCTAGTGTTATTCAACATAATAAAAACATCGTTAATTTTATGGATAATTTTGAATAAGTCATCCCTCGTCTGAACAGTTGATGGAATGATGATTTCAAATTCAACTTGATACGTCACCGACTCTTCTGCATCCATATCATGACTATCACCAGTCATTATAGTGAGATCGATAGATACATTTTTACGTACATATGACAAACGTTGCTTCGTTTTTTTCTTATCCATCTCCCGATCAACATCCTCCGGCATAGGTACTTCTCTCGAAACACTGAAACGAATATCATACGGGGTGTTCAACATGTGTTTGAAGTCGTGATTAGTGATACGCTCTTTCTTGATAATCTCTTCATCACCTGTAGCCTGATCGGTAGAAATACGCACACCGTCAGAATCCCGATAGAAAACTTCATGTTCGGTTCCTATCATCTTTTCCCAACCGGGGAACTTAGATAGACCCACCATCATTTGATCGAATGCGGCTTTTCCTACGTTCGTATCGAACATAGTACCGTTGAACTTTCCTAGTCTGAACTCGAGTTCGGTATATTCTTCATCCTTGTACTTCTGGACAAGGGGGAAAAGTGTGTCAGTTATATGACGTACATCCATATTCAATGATATAATACCTGTATTCTTTAAACGACTTAGGTTAAAGTTAGCGTTCATGTGTAATACATGCGTGGATTTATAAATAATGATACGATGTGCTATTTTAATAGTGCTGTTCAATGTCTTTTCAATATACCCATATTGACGAATCACTTTCTACGAGATCCGTATACGGGAAAATGTATGTTTACATCTCTCTATCAAATACTTCTAAAGCAGTATTGGACGGCCGACAAAACACCGATTAATCTAGATGGTCTACATTTTGCATTTCAAAAAGAGTTTCCGCGTTTTAGATCAGATGAACAGCATGACGTTCAAGAAACGGTGTTGTGTATAATTGATATATTGGAGCGTAGTCAGCCTATAGTGAAGGAGTGGTTATATGGCAAAAAAATGCAAGAAACTATATGGCCAGGTGGTAAAACAATGAATGAGGAAAATTTCAGTATTCATTTATTGAATTATAAGGGTGACCCTGATATGTCTAAGATGATCAAAGATAGTACAGATTGGAATGTATTGGAGAATTTTCAGGATAACAACGGAACAACATATAACGCAGCTACAACGCGAATGCTTTTTTCTAAACTCCCACACATCTTCATGATTTCATTTGACACTAAAAGTCGTATAAAAATGATACAAAATATGTCACTAGATGGTCATCAATACAAAATAGTTGCATGCGTCATGCATGTCGGTAATCAGCGTGGTGGTCATTACGTAAGCTATATACGCCGTAAAACAAACTGGTATTTTATCAATGACGAACATGTGAAGGAAATGTCACCACCGGAAGATGGTAGCTATTACCTCATGGTATACAGTTCATGAAATCAGACATGGAAATATCTTCTTTTATATTGACGAGCGTTCTGTAGAACGTGCGCCTACTGTTAGGGAACGTCTTGTCATACCTTCTTAGGATGGGTTTCCACCACATGGGTGTATCCATGTGCATATACTGACATTCTACGATTGCACCATCCTCCATCCACTCGACGGCATATGGCGGAACCATATGATCGTAAATTTCAGATTCGAAAATCAACTTTCCCCGCTCTTGTACATACATTTTCCATGTAGTATCAACCCTCTTTAGCTGGAAATCAATCGTATTTTTATCCCTCGGTTTCCACTTAAACATCGTTTCATGGGTACCAGTTTTAATTGTGTCGTTTACGGGTGTAAATATAAGTCCATCGATATCTTGTGTCACTGTCGGGAGATAGGTTTCCATAAACGTCTTGTAATCTGACATAAGGTGAAAGGTTTTGATTTTGAATTTCACCGGATCGTACTTCAAGCTCGTGAGCATTTTTTTAACATTTTCAATAGATTTCAGTCTCGACAAAAAGTCCATATTCCCGACAACCTTTCCACATTCAAGTAGCATGTCATAAATCATAAACGTGTCTCCATACATTTCACCTTCCATGATAGTCCCATCATACACAGGCTTTCTAAAATTAAGTGGACATGAAAACATTTCCATAGCCCGGTTCAGAAAGATACAGTGCTTCTTATTTTCATACATGAACGCAAGCATCATAAACCGTACACCATCAGTCTTTTCACATACAACGTATGGGTTAGATGCGAGTGTATTGAAATGACGATACTCAATCGATATGGGTTGACTTCCGGGAAATATATTTTTACCAGTCGTTCCCCATGAGTGTTCCATGAAGGAAATCGCATATTTGTAAAGAGGGTCGTCTCGTTTTACAGATAGACGTTGCATTGTACACAAGTTTTTACTATTATCTTTAACTAGATTTAATACCAGCTGAATTCAATATGTTCCCGAGACACTCGTGTGTGTAAGTGATAACGATGTTAGCAGCGGTATACGCCACAATTTTCACTCCGTTTTCTCTGAACTTATCGAACATCTTCTCCGACTTAGGGTGTATTTTTACATCACCTGTACGCCGACATTTCACACGTTTGAGTGTTGGTTTACACATCATCAGCCATGTTTTAGCGGATGTAGATGTCACGTTGTAGTAGTCTTCACTTATACAAGATGATACATTCGTATCGAAATGCATACCCATTTGCCGGGTAGGTTCATTCGAACCATTTACAACTTTATCTTTGAACATCTTCCAATCAATACCATCCGTAACCGCGGGAAACACGAGTACATGCATATTTTCATTAGGTTCAAACACAGTCGCTAAACTCTTATCATCGACCTGTATACCAAAATCGATGAAGAATATACGATCATGCGTTTTCATACTATTCTCTATACACTCAGACTTTGCATATGGGTCATCGTTTACAAATGCAATCTCGTGTTGAACTCCTTCATTTTGCATACTTTTTATGTTACATCTCAGTATAGTGTGTAATGTCTTCACGTGACACGCACCACTCCTTGTCACAACAATCGTCCGAAGCTTCATTTACTAGTATAATACGCTAAGCCTTAAGCCTATCATTTAAGCACCCTGAAAAGGGTAAATTCCCTACGTGCCCTAAAGTGGTCTTGACATCCGCGTATATCTTTCCATCCATTTGTTGCCAGCGTCTACAAAATGCATAATCTTCCGATAAATATCGTTTAGATACGGGGTCTATCATACAATCGAAAATGGCACAATATTCGTCAAAATCACGGTTCTGGTGATCATTCTTGCATGTGAGCGTAGGTCCATAATGTTCGTGCATTTTTTCGAGTGCGGAACGGGAAATCATCATAAAACCCGTGGGTCCGTCCAACACTTCAACAAAACCATCAACCACTGAACGTTTCGCCGCTCCTATATTGGCGACGAGACTGGAAGATAGAAAACTCATATCTCTTTCATCACCCTTTTCTACCGCGGAGCGAGCTTGGTCCCACATCACAACCTTTTTTGGATAACACGCGACGGAAATATCGTGTCCAGATCGCAAAAGTCGAAGAACAGCGGCTGGGTCAAATTCGACATCCGCATCGATAAACATGAAAAAATCAGCGTCCGTTTTTTGCATGAAACGTCCAATTGAAACATTTCGAGCCCTGTGAACGAGACTTTCATTTTCGGTCGTGTCAAGCATTAACTGAACACCTTCACGAATAAGAAGTAGCTGAAGTTGTACGATACTCTTCAGGTACTTTTCTAAACATAGTCCACCATAACACGGTGTACTTAAAAAAAGCTTTACCATATCTATTGTGTATTACAATTTATCCTCTAAGTGTCGTTTCAATATGACGACTATTTTATTTAGTGTCGGGATAGAGACCCCGCACTTTTCACACAGTTCGGACTTTGACATCCTCCCTCCCAAGACTGTGAATATAATAGCAGTCGCGACGCTATTAGGAGACTTACTCATTAAATCCACACACTCTTCCAATTTGTTACACATCTGGTTACATTTTAAACGTTCATCCCGTGATATCTCAAACGAATTGAGCAATCGTGACATGACATTGAATGGTTTCGTAACGTAATTTTTTTCCGTCTTCTCATCCTTTATAATTCCGGTGAACATGGTCGTCGTACGACTGATATCCTTACACTGAATACCAAACATATCAGCAACTTCCTTTGTCGTCCGAGGAATGTTCGCCAATCTACACGCGTATAAAACGCAGTTTGCTTTTACTCCCGACCTAACAGCACCACGTGTCAATTTATTTTCGTTAAATTTTTTGTATAACGTTTTTGCATCTTTCAAAACACCCTCGGGAAGACTGGTACAAGCCTCATCTATATCTTTGTAGGCATGAAACAATGACCTATCCCGGTGATTCATAGAACTATGAAAATTTATTTTAGCCATCCGCTTCGTTTCGTAACTCGATGTGTACTTAGTTGCGATGACTGTACCCTTCCCCCACGCATTTGAGAATAAGTCTTGATTACTCGTCGGTACCATACAACGTGATGGATCTGAAACTCTACCATCATCAGATACACCACTCGTCCATTCCGCTGTATCATCGATATAAATCGAGTCAACTTTCCCACACCCCGTGCATACCATCCCCTCCCGTGTAAGTGTTTTATATTCTGCACAGTCCGTGCAAAATCTATTATCCACTGGCTTTATTGTGGGTGTTTTATTCTTTTGTGTTTGGTCGACATGAGACCAGATAGCAGCCAGTGTAATTGAATCCATGTAAAATAACGTTGTCTTTTTTTATTTTACAATTGGCGCACTTAGGTTAAAAATTTATGTCATCCATTTGTATTCGCGCCCGCTCTTCAATCCTGTCGACAGTCTCTTTGAAACGCGAAGAGCCCGGACTCCGGGGAACCCATGCGTTCCACTCACGATCCAAGGCTGCAGCGTCTGGAGGTAACTGTAAACGTCCTTCGAATTCACTATCGGATACTACGAAACTATCCGCATCACTTCCAGTATCATCACTCTCGTTGCATATGACACTCTCTATATCAGTTTCTTGTTCACTCTCAATCACATACATTCGATCTACTTCACTGATACAACTGAAAATAGTGTTCTTCCCTGGGAAATGTTCGCTTACACTTTCTTCCCGAAGTATATTCGTCTCTTGATCTAACGTATAGACTTCCGCACCCTTATACGTACAAGAGGTCTCTGAATAGTATTTAACAATCAAATAATCCTCACAGTGTTCTTCTACGATGGCATACGCATCGTCGTCTACATCGTCGAAATTCACGAGAACCCGTATGAGATCTCCAGGCTGAATTTCAGAAAATTCAAACATTTCTGTATAAAGATTTAGCACAAAAATATTGTACGATTATAACACACGTGATGGGAATCGAAATTTTTTCGAAGTTGGACTGTAAATACTGTACATATGCAGAAACTATGTGTAAGGATTTGAACCTCGAATATACAAAAATTATTGTCGATAAAGATGAACTAAAAAAGCAATGTGGCCCCGGTGCCGTGGTATATCCACAAGTCAAGGTGAATAACAAGTGTATTGGAGATTATTTCGCATTCCAGGAATATATCGATGAATCGGAGCCGATGCTTCTACCCACGATGAACAGGTTTACAGTGTTTCCCATCGAACATGACAATTTATGGTCCCTCTATAAAAAAGCTCAAATGTCAAACTGGACGGCGGAGGAAGTTGATGTGAGTGCTGACATGGATGACTGGAAGAAATTAAGTGATAACGAGAGACACTTTGTTAAGTACATTCTCGCATTTTTCGCTGGTTCTGACGGAATTGTTTTTGAAAACATCAATAATAACTTTGCCGATGAGGTACAATATACCGAAGCTCGGTCGTTTTACGCGTACCAAGTTCATAATGAAATGGTTCATGGAGAAACGTATAGTAAATTGATTGATAAGTATATTCGAGATAGTTCAGAAAAGAAACATTTGTTTGATGCTATAACGACAATTGATCCCATCAAAAGAAAGGCGGATTGGGCGCTGAAGTGGTTTGACACGGATAGACCGTTCGCCGAACGTCTACTCGCATTTGCGTGTGTGGAAGGTATATTTTTCTCGGGTAGTTTCTGTGCGATTTTCTGGTTGAAAAAGCGTGGTCTCATGCCAGGGTTGTGTTTCAGTAATGAGCTTATAAGTCGCGACGAGGGACTTCATCTCGAGTTCGCTCTCGAGCTGTTTAAAATGTTGAAGAATAAACCATCCGAAGAAGTTATTCAACAGATTGTACGCGAAGCTGTTGAGATTGAGAAGAGTTTCATTCTTGAAGCGTTACCATGCAGTTTGATCGGTATGAACTCTGAAAAGATGTCGGATTACATCGAGTATGTATCTGACCGTTTACTCAAGCAAGCGGGGTTCAATAAAATCTGGAACACGCAAAATCCCTTTGATTTTATGGAAAATATTTCCCTAGATGGTAAGACTAATTTTTTTGAAAAGCGTGTCGGTGATTACGGTAAAATCGATGAAAGTACCGCAGTCACGTTTGACGAAGAATTTTAAGCTACGATGGGCCTACTTCCATCGGCGCATGTGACACTGAGACCCGTGTTCAACGAGGCGGCGATACCGCCAATCATTGGCTGGGGCTTGTCACCATCAACCCCGAGATCCATGGGTGCGTACATCGCACCACTGTCGAAAGCTCCGATCTTTTCTTCCGCCATATCGGGTAAGGGGAGAGGAGCATCCGCCATACGGGTAGGGGCCGCAGGTTTCATAGAAACAGACGTATCAAGATCAAGATCAAGATCACTCTCTTCCAAGTCAATCGCCTCATCCGATACTTGTAATTCGAGTTCTTCATCTCCAGTCTCCTCTGGAAACTGGTCGACAACTTCCTCGGGGGAAGGGCCAATAACCCCGGATTCCGCTGTATATCCCTCGGACTTTATGTTCATCAAACCCCAGGTGATAAACATGAATACAATCGAGTGTAAGGCTAACCCACCCGACGTGGGGCAACCATTGGGTCCCGAAACCCATTTACCGAATATCTTTCGCATCAGCCTGAATGTGTCAGGACTGGCAATTATGAAAAATACCAACGCAGCTAATATAGAGTTCATCAATTTCTGCTCTTGCTTCTTACCATCACAACCACAACCACAATCCTTGAAAAGACCCATATTTTATTATACTCTGAGAAAAAAATATACTTAAAGTTTCGTCGCGTACATAAGATATAAGCAACCAACATGTCTACCATCATCCAGCGTTACGAGCAATTCGAACCCACTACCACCGTTCTTTCTGCCATGAAGAAGAACAAAAACGGCGGTAAAACTGTATACATTAACGCACCAGATAACAAGAAGTTGTACCTTCAACTTCCTTTCATGAGATCTCCATTCGGCCTCAGTGCATTTACAGATGAGGCTACTAATAAGACATCGTATTCTCTCGATCTTTCTTTTGACCAGGATAACGAAGGCGCTACCGCCCTGATGGAAAAGCTCCAGGCTCTCGATCAGATGATCATTGAGACCGTGGCCAAGAATTCCAAGGAGTGGCTCGGCAAGCCTTACAACATCGAGGTCATTCGTGAAGCGCTATACAAGCCACTCGTTCGTCCAGGTAAGGAATCTTACCCATCCACCCTCAAGCTCAAGGTTATGACAAAGCCTACTGGTGAGTTCCTAGCCGAGGCATATGACGTGAACCAGAAAAGCATTCCCATCGACAGTCTCGAGAAGGGGCAGAAGTGTATGTGTATCGTCGACTTCAACCAGATCTGGTTTATCGATAACAAGTTCGGTGTAAGTGTACGTCTTTCTCAGGCTCTCTGTGAGAAGTCGCAAAAGCTACCTTCGTTCGCATTCCAAGGCGTTGACCTTCCTCCCTCTGAGGATGAGGTAGATGATGCCGATGAGGAATGTGAGGTTGACGAGTAATCAATATAACAAAAAATCTGAAAATGAAACTATATCACCGTCTAGTATCAATTTATGCATTTCCAGTTCAAATGCATTTAACATGAGTGGATTTATTTGCGCTTTCTTGTAAATTCTGGATATGGGTATATTTATATCATCAAGATGTAGGAGGAGACTGTTTATAGCGCGCGCGTGTAGTTTTTCAGTAGCGAATTTAAATTTTGAAATCGAAAATGTCTTCTTGTTTATTAAAATCTGATCCCTTATAAACACTTCAACCTCGCATATTGGATTATTCGAAATCCTTGATAAATTTCCCGTCGATATAAATAACTCATTGATAGTAGGCAAAAGTATATTTAAAAATAGACGTTTATCATCCGTGAGAGACATGTTTATATATACTAATACTTTTAGCTTTGACACGCCACAAACTGAGACACCGATGCCTTCATTTCGTCGTAACAGTTTTCATGCAACGTTTTTGCAAAAAATAGTGTCATTTCAGCATCCCTATATGACATGTACGAATGTCCGTACTTCTCATATATCTCTGCGATATCATCGAGGTTATTGTCACACCATGTATCAACATCCTCCTTAGACATATCACGTTGAAGACCCTTTTCGATGAAATCGGCAACCTCGTCGCTGAGAGGCATGTCGGTAGTCACGGTACAGTCGTCGTCTGGGTGAGACATTTTAGATGATTTTTAAAATTAAATCGAGTTACTTAAGTTTCTTTTTTGCCGCCTTACGAGCCGCGAGCTGAGCCCTTCTCGCATCGGCTTTATCTGAGGCTACCTGTGATACCCCAGTGGCGCGAAACTTGTCATTTCTAGCAACGTACGCTTTCGCAGATACGGCCGCTCTTTCAGCCGCTCTGCGAACATCCGCGTTTTGTTTGAATTTTGCTTGATTAGTGTATGCTTTTCTCGCTATAGCAGGGTTCCCAACCGCCTTACGTTTATTCAGGCTTATCTGAGCAGCTCTAGCCATCGCGCTTGGTTTAGCGGGTGGCATCTGAGCCCGCGCGATGGCACGGAAACGTCCATTTTGTGGTTTTACACCGGGTGGTGGTACGGGTGCGCGTTTCATACTTATCACCACATTATTAGCGGTGACCATACCATTGACTTTTGAACTCTTAGTGTTTCCGAAAGCCGGGTTTTTATACACTTTAAATGCGTTATTGTACTGCTTTTTATGCTCACTGTATTTATCATCTCCACCAATATACGGTCTCATGACTTGTGTGAGTAATGATGTCCTCGCAGCTACACCACTCCCGGGTACTCGTCCCTTTCTAAACGCCGCACCTGGCAACTGCTGGATACCCTGTTTTAATGTGTATTTTTTATCCAACTTGTTTTCAATCTTAGTAAGACTCGTCTTATCTTTCCCGTCAAGATCGATCATAGTGCCCCACACAGCCTTATATCCCTTCGTCTCCACCTTTTCTTCAACCTTGTTTTTCACCTTTTCCCTGTTTGCATTCGTAGCTGACTGGTATATGGTAGTGACTGGACCGGACTTAATAGCCTTTGTGAGAGCACCAGAGACGAGGTTAGAGACGACTTTCTTATTCGAAGCATTTTTCATTGCATCGATCGCTTTTTTATTGGCCATCGCATTTTTAGACCGCTTAGCGTTAAGTTTAAACTGAGCCAAAGCTCTATCAGCGGCTACCTTTTTCCCTTCACGTTTCTGCATCTCTATCCTCGCGAGACGGGCCTTTTCCTTATCGTCTGCTTCTTTCTTCTTTCTCGCGTTAAATTGTTCAGCAGCCTTGGTTGTTTGAGCAGTTATCATTTTTTCAGTCGCAGTGTCACTGTTCTTCTTTTTCATATCACGTACAAGCTTCACGATCGCAGCTTCGATCTGCACTAACTCACCCTTCTGAAATTTCTGTATCAAATCCTCTCCTTGTTTCTCGACTGTAGACTTTCTAAATGGGTTGATAGTCTTGTACGTAGCAAGAATTTTACGCACTTTTGCAATCTTCGCCTTTTTACTTTCAGCTAATTTACGGTTCGAAACTAACTTAGCATTGACCATTCGTTTTTGAACATTCTGACGCTGTCGCTTGAGCACTTCTGCGTTCGCGGCAGCCTTGTTCGCGGCAGCCTTGTTCGCGGCAGCCTTGTTCGCGGCAGCCTTGTTCGCGGCAGCCTTGTTCGCAGCAGCCTTGTTCGCGGCAGCCTTGTTCGCGGCAGCCTTGTCATTCTTTTGTTTTTGAACAGCGTTACGAGCTTTTTGCGCCTTCGCTCTTAATGTCGCGTCTATTTTTTCTCTCGCCGCCTTAGCCTTATTCGACGCGGCTTTCATTTTGGCAGCGACTTCTTCTTGTAAACGCCTCGCTTCAGCGGCCTTCTTTTCCGCTGCAGTTTTTTCAGCCAGTGTATTCGCAGCGGCTTTAGCTTTAGAGGCTTCTTCGGCTAGTGCGACAGCCTTTTTCTTCTCGGCATTCGCTAATGCGAGTGCGTTTTCTTTTTCTTTACGTATCGTATTCAATTTAGCTTGAGCGTTTCGAGTTGCGGCATTCTTATTTCTTAGTTTGAGATTTCTATTGGCTCTCAGACCATTAATAGCCTTTTGCTTATTATTCATAGCTTTCTTAAGAGTAGCGTTTCGCTCAGTCTTAGCATTCTGGAGAGCCTTTTGCTTATTCGCTGCCGCCGCGTCAATCTTAGTTTGCGCATTCTTTAGCTTTTTTTCGGCGGCAGCTTTTTCAGTAGCCGTTTCTGCCAGCGCCTTTTCCCTTGTCGCCTTTTCCGCGGATGCGACTGCATTTCTTTTCTCGTTAGCAGCCTTCTCGAGAGCTTTCTCTTTCTCGATTTTAATCTTATTCAACTCACTTTGCATTGAAGCTTTTGCAGTTGCAGTTGCAACCATGCGAGCACTGGCTACTTCAACATTTTTATTTTCTTGAGCCTTCTTGAGAGCAGCGTTTCGCTCGGTCTTAGCATTCTGGAGAGCTTGTTCTTTATTCGCTGCCGCCATGTTAATCTTGCTCTGAGCATTCTTTAGCTTTTGCTCGGCAGCCGCCTTTTCAGTGGCCGTTTCCGCCAACGCTTTCTCCCTAGTCGCCTTCTCTGCAGCCGCGACTGCATTTCTCCTTTCATTCGCAGCTTTTTCGAGCGCTTTCTCTTTCTCATTTTTGATCTTATTCAATTCATTCTGCATCGAAGCCTTTGCAATCGAGGTTGCAGCTATACTGGCAGATGCCCTGGCAGCTTCCTTATTAGATAAGCGAGCCTTTTTGACTATACTATTTATCATGTCATTAGGATTTTTACCATTCTTTATACCTTCGTTATATTCATTCATGAGAGATGTTTTGTTTGTCACTCCGATATTCGTTAATAACGCGTTCAATTTGACTCTTTTTCTCGATTTAGAATCACGTTCACGAAGAGCCAACGCCTGATTCTTTGAATTCATCTCAGATCTAGCAGCCTTGTATTTAGCCTCGGATAATGCAGCTTTCTTTTTATTCGCATTCGAAGCTAAAACAGCTTGTGCGAGCTTTGCATTCAAATCCTTTGTAGCATCGGCGACCACCTGCTTTGTATTGTTCGTGAGGGTAGTTACTTCATTCGTCAACTTTTCTATCTTAGTTTTAGCTTCGTCTAATTCCTTAGTCAGTCTAACAACTTCATCTTCACTCCCATCCTTAGTCTGCCTATCCAAACGAGACTGTAAATCCAATATAGTAACATTCAGTGCGTCTCGTTCTTTTTCAATATCATTGATCCGCTTCTCATTCTTCTCGATCTTTGATTTTGCGACATCCAGGTCAGATTGAAGTTTCTTACTAGTATCACGTTCTAAATTCGCGGGGTCAATTTCCTTTCTCAATTTATCACTCAATGATCGCATTTTCGTTTGAGATTCACTTAACTGTGTAAAAGCCCGCTTTCTGTTGAGATTATACCTATTCAACGTACGCTTTGCCTTATTTCTAAGATTTGCGTAATTTTTTTCCAATCTCTTTACGCGTTGAGAATTTGTATTCGCTTTTAATTGGGCACGCTTTTTATTTTCATATTCACGGTTTCTAGCAGCTTCAGCTTTCTTAGCTCTATTGTCCGCATTGATTTGCGCGCGCCTCCCATTTTGCACCTGGGTCTCAATTATTCGTGCTTCACGTCTCTTACGACGTTCCTCGATCACTTGTTTTTCAGAGAAACGTCGATTGAAATTCCGCTTCTGTTCCTGTATGCGGCGTTCAGCGTTGAGTTTGATTTTTTCCATCTGCATTTTCGAGTTTCTATTCCGTGTATTATTACCAGTGGGAACACTCGGTACACTACTACCCGTCATTTGTTTGATACGATCAATGTGACGCTTGCGTGCTAATGTATTTCGTAGAGACCTACCAGATGAATTTATATTGACATCACGGTTCCGGTTCCGATTCTGGTTCTGGTTCTGGTTCTGGTTCTGGTTCTGGTTCTGGTTCTGGTTCTGGTTCTGGTTCTGGTTCTGGTTC